AAGATGAATTATTAGGAGATCCTAGATTAGCATCTCAAGAGTGTGATTGTGATTTTAGTACATCAGGAGATATTGTATTTTATAATGAATGGTTAGATTTTATTAAAGAAACAACAATACAAGAACCAGTTGAAAGAAGAGGAGCTGACCAAAATTTATGGATATGGGAACCTGCAGATTATACACGTGAGTATATGGTAGTAGCAGACGTAGCTAGAGGTGATGGTAAAGATTTTTCAACTTTTCATGTGATGGATATAGCAACTAATACTCAAGTTGCTGAATATAAAGGACAAATGTCACCTAAAGAATTTGGGTATTTTATAGTAGCTATTGCTACTGAATATAACCAAGCTCTTTTAGTAATAGAAAATGCATCTATTGGATGGGCTACTATAGAATCAGTATTAGAAAGAGGATATAGAAACATCTATTATTCACCTAAGAGTGATACTTTAACAGTTGATTCGTATTTTAATAAGTATGAAAACAGTGATAATGTTACACCAGGATTTACTATGTCGTTAAGAACTAGACCTTTAGTTGTAAATAAGTTTCGAGAATATGTTGGAGACAAATCAGTAACAATTCGCTCAAAAAGGTTGTTAGAAGAAATGAAAGTATTTATTTGGAAAAATGGTAGACCAGAAGCACAAATTGGTTATAATGATGACTTAGTTATGCCCTTTGGTATTGCTATGTATTTAAGAGATACATCATTAAAATTCCAACAACAATCTCATGACTTAACAAGAGCAACTTTAAATAATTTTTCAAAAGGTAACACTGGATTTTCTGGTGTGTATGGAGGCAACAATGTTCCTAATCCTTATTCGGTTCAAACAGGTAACGGAAGCGAGGACATCAGTTGGCTTTTATAATATTTATAACAAACACTAATGGCAAACACTAATTTATTTACACGTCTTCAAAGATTATTCTCTACTGATGTAATTATCAGGAACCAAGGAGGTAATGAGTTGAAAGTTTTAGACGTTGATAGTATACAACGCTCAGGAGATGTAGCGACAAATTCATTAATGGATAGGTTTAATAGAATTTACTCTCCAGCAGCTTCATCTTTATATGGACAGCAAGTAAATATTAATTATCAATACCTAAGAACGTTTATATACTCGGACTATGATGTAATGGATAATGATGCTATTATTGCTTCAGCACTTGATATTATATCAGAAGAATCTACCCTTAGAAATGAAATGGGTGAAGTATTGCAAATTAGATCTAATGATGAGGATGTACAACAAATACTTTATAATTTATTTTATGATGTATTAAATGTTGAATTTAACTTATGGTCTTGGATTCGCCAAATGTGTAAATATGGTGACTTTTTTCTTAAATTAGAGATTGCTGAAAAATTTGGTGTTTATAATGTTATTCCTTTTACTGCTTACCATATTGATAGACAAGAAAATTATGATAGAGAACATCCAAATGCTGTAAGATTTAAATATTCACCCGAAGGCATATATGGAGGTAGTTCAGGATACTATCCTACACCTAACTTAAATGCTCAAAGAGATGAAAAAAATATTTATTTTGAAAACTATGAGATGGCACATTTTCGTTTAATGACGGATGTTAACTATTTACCTTATGGTCGTTCATATTTAGAGCCTGCTCGTAGAATTTATAAACAGTATGCATTAATGGAAGATGCTATGTTAATTCATAGAATTTCTCGCTCACCAGATAGACGTATATTTTATATTAATGTTGGTTCTATTCCTCCAAATGAAGTAGAAAATTTCATGCAAAAAACTATTTCTACTATGAAACGTACTCCATTAATGGATGAAAAAACAGGTGAGTATAACTTAAAGTATAACCAACAAAATCTAATGGAAGATTATTATATTCCTGTTAGAGGTAATGATAATTCAACTAAAATTGAAAACTTAGGCGGATTAAATTATGATGGTATTGCTGATGTTGAGTACTTAAGAAACAAATTGTTCGCTGCTCTTAAAGTACCTAAAGCATTTATGGGTTATGATGAAAATTTACAAGGTAAAGCTACATTAGCAGCGGAAGATATTCGCTTCGCTCGTACAATTGATAGACTACAACGTATTATACTTTCAGAACTATATAAAATTGCTTTAGTACATTTGTATACACAAGGTTATACAGCTGATAGTTTAACTAATTTTGAGTTATCATTAACTACTCCTTCTATTATTTATGATCAAGAACGTATCGCTTTAATGAAGGAAAAAATGGATTTAGCGGCTCAAATGCTTGAAACTAAATTAGTTTCTTCTGACTGGATTTATGAAAATGTATTCCACTTCAGCCAAGATCAATATGAGGAAATGAGAGATTTAATTGCTCAAGACCAAAAACGAGCCTTTAGATTTAAACAAATAGGTGAAGAAGGAAATGATCCTTTAGAAACAGGCAAATCATATGGTACACCACATGACTTAGCTTCACTATACGGTAGAGGAAGATACTCAGCTAATGAGTTACCTGATGGATATGATGAAAAAGCACCATTAGGTAGACCAAAAGAAAAAGTATCTAATATTAATACGCAAGATAACGCGTTTGGTCGTGATAGATTAGGTAGAGATGCTATGAAAAATGACGACCAAGAAGGATACGGTAGACCTAAAAAAGATGTTTCACCATTGGCTTTAGAAATTAAAGCAAAGAATAAAACATTATTAGAGTCTTTAGATAAAAAAATTGTATTTAATAAATTTAATAGTGGAGAATCATTATTAGATGAGTCTAACTTAAAAGAATAAAAATCTTTATATATTTATAACAAAAACTAGGAATGAATATTAAACATTCTAAATATAAGAATACGGGACTTTTATTTGAACTTTTGGTTAGACAAATTACCGCAGATACTTTATCAGGTAAGGATTCTAAAGCAACAGGCATATTAAAGAAATATTTTGTTAAAACAGAGTTAGGTAGAGAATATAAACTATATGAATCCTTATCTAAATACAAACATATTACTGAAGGTAAAGCCGAAACCGTGATTACTACTTTAATTGAATCTTCTAAAGATTTAAATAGAGGTGCTTTAAAAAGACAAAAATACAATCTAATTAATGAAATTCAGAAGTATTATAATTTAGAAGAGTTTTTTAAAACTAAATTACCTAATTATAAAGCTTATGCTTCATTATATACATTAATAGAAGTGTATAACAGTGAAAACTTATCTAATCCTGATCAAATTATTTCTAACAAAATTGCTTTATTGGAACATTTGTCTTCTAAACAAGTTCAAAAACAAAAAGTAGAAGATGATTTAATGACAGAATTTCAGTCATACGATAAAGATCTTAGAATTTTAACATACAAAGTAATGTTAGAAAAATTCAATGGTAAATATGCTGATTTAAACGATAATCAAAAATCAGTTTTAAGAGAATTTATCAACTCAGTTGATTCAACCCCAAAACTAAGAGAATTTTATAATTCTAAAATAGAAGAAATTAAGTTACATTTAACTGAATTAACTTCTAAAGTTGCAAACAAAGCTACTAAAATTAAGTTACAAGAAATAAAAAATATTATCACTCCTTTAGATAAAGTATCTAAAATTGGTAATGATGATTTGGTTAACCTTTTACAATATTACGAATTATTAGAAGAATTAACTAAAATACATGGGTAATTTTAAATATAAATTAGGTGAAGCTAAAGAAATCCTTAAACCAAAGGAGGTTGACCCTGCTTTAATTAAAAGATTAGAGACCCAATACGGTCCTGTAGATATGGAAAATGATTTCTTTTCCTCTGACTTAAAAACTTATTTTAAAACTACTAGTGTAGATCCTGAAACTGGATCTGTTAATAGTAAAATTATTAAGTTAGCTAGTTTTACAGATTCATTAGAAAAATTATATAATGCCACTAATGCTTTATCAGCTCTAGTTAAATCTCCAGGAGGAAAAGATGATGCTGTAGTAATAAAAGTATATGATAATTTAAAGCAAGTATTTAATAGTTTTAGAACACATCTGCGTAAATACTATCCTGATCAATATGCTGCTATTAAAGATAAATTAGATGAAATGTCTTCTGTAGGTGGTGGTGCTGGACAAGCAGGTTTTACTTCTGGTACAGGAGGTGAAAACTATGCTACTAAATATGCTTTTAGAAAAAAAGTAAAAGAAGATAAAGGTATTACTCCTGGACCAGGTCCAAAAGCAGGTCCTGAAGGAGTTACTAAAAATAAATATGTTACTGATTACAAATATAAATTAGTTGATAGAAAAGCATTAAATAAAGCAGCTAAAGGTATTGATGTAAAACCATTATGGGAAGCAGATTTTGATGTTAACCAATTAGTTAAAGATCAAAATATCACTAACCCAGCAATGGTTGAATGGATTTCAAAAAGAGTTGAAGCTTTTGATACTTTAGAAAGACAACTAAATCAATTAATACCTATGCTTCAACAAGCTAAAAAAGAAACCATTAGAAAATATAGTCAAAACCCAAGTTTTGCTGTTATTTATGGTACTGACTTAGCAGCAGAATATCTACAAGACATTATAGAATTATTTAAACAACCCGAATAATATGGCAAATATACCAGTAAACGCAACCGGAATAGTATCAACAACCTCAATAACAGGAAGCTTTGGTGGCTTTACTGTAGTATCAGGATCAGCAACTTTTACAGGATTAAGAGATGCTAATAACAATAGTTTAGCAGCAACAAACTGGATTATTCC